ACAAGCAACAATTTGGATTCGCCCCAACGCTACAAAAATTTCTAGCCTCGGTTAGAGATGATGTGTACGGTGATGACAAATTAGTGTCAGTTAATGCTGAAACAGCCACTTGGTTTAATGGTAAAAGTTTTGAAAGAATCGCGAACGGTTTAGGACTGGATTTTACGCCAGCTTCTAAAGGAGAGTGGACTTATACTACTCAGAGCATTGAAAAATGCACGTTTCTTAAACGCGGTTTTCGATATAATGATTACTTGCAAGCTATAGTTGCCCCATTAGAGATGAAAACAATTACTTCAACTTTGAATTATGTTAAGGATCCGGCTCGAAATTATGAACTATCAATCGTTAAACTCTTGAATTTTCAAAGAGAGTTGTTCTTGCATGGTTCTACAGTTTATAATAGAGAAATGGAAGCAGTCAAATCTTTTTTGGCTTCTATCAATTTTGAGATACAATTTCTTGGAATTGATGAATTAACAAAACTTTACAAGCAAGGTAATTTGTTTGACTCAATAGTGATGGCATAGGCCGATCAGCATCTCCGTAATGAGGATAAACTAATAGCTGAGCATACAGGATAACAATGCAATCTCCGAAATGAGGATAAACTATTAGCTCCGTAATGAGGATAAACTAAAAGCTGAGTATACAGGATAACAATACAATCAGGTTAAGCTCCAGTCAGAGGATAAATGACTCGTTAGTGGGACGTTACACACATAAACATGTATTCATGTCGTGTCAAGGCATCCGTTATATGTCTAGATTAATTTAATATTGGAAGGTGTTCTTTGAACATATCGAGCAAGTTGTTTACAACCTCTACTTGGTATGGTTATCCCTAGCGGCTCTAACTATAGTCTAATACACTAACCCCAATTTTAGTTTATGGAGGATAAAATCTACCACAATTTTGTGCTCTTGGAAGATAATTTCAAGATACGTAGAGGAAGGAATCCATTTGCTATGAAAATTAAACTAATCGACTTTGTGGGTAAGTATAAACCCTCAAACGCAGCTCTATCAGAGGATAAATGAAGTGATGCATGGGTCATTAAAACGTTGTGATTGACCATCATAGCACCTTATGTCACGAGAACCTAGTTCAAAGTACTAGAGAAGCAGCCCTTCTGAAACTGGTCAAAACCCACTGTATAGTGTGAACAGCTATCCGTGGTATTTAAAATATGTTCAACAACTCGAATTTAACACGCATAATCATTTTAACTCGTTTTATTGCACGTACGATCCAAACGTTCATTGCTGTCGGTGCAGTCCGATATTGGTTTCGACTAATCAAGAACTTAGAAATAAGTAGTCGTAACCTCTTAATTTGGCCCTTGGCTTCAACTAGGAGATTTGAAGCACAAGGTCTTGAAGACGTGTCACTTGATTCACGTCTGGGTATGGTAGTGGCGAACAGAGAGGACCAATCCTCATCGCAACGGTCATCATCTTCTTTAATAGACACTCAGTCTATCGATGAACGCGGCTGGTTATTAGCAGAGACAGTTTTACGACCATCTCTCGTTGATACTATAACTTGGGCAACTTCGGATGTTCCAGGGTCTGTTTTAGCCACTTATGAGTTACCTAGGGACTTAATTGTTAATCAATTAAACGACGCTCCGTTTAGTACTTTTAAGTATTGGCGGGGTGACATTTCCTTGTCTTTTCAAGTAAATGCGTCTCCGATGCATCAGGGAATAGTGAAAGCCGTATTTATACCCTTGACCTATTCTACCAGTGCGTTACAGCGTCTGAACCCCTTAGATATCTCTATAAATGAGCACGTGAGTTTGTATGCAAATACTAGCTCGCCTGCGAATTTAACCATACCTTACTTAAGTCCTTTGAATTACTTAGACGTGCGTATCCCTGGTGATGAATTGGCATCATCTCTGGGTACCCTGTACTTTGTTGTTTGGAATCAATTGGAAGCAGCTACTAACTCCTCGTTAATAGCTACCATAAGCGTCATGGCTTCACTTCCTAATTCTGAATTTAAAGTTCCACGACTTAAACCTTACACTCGCTTGTCAAAACAAGTACCAAGGGTAAAGTTTGAAGCTCAGTTCTTTGGAGGACTAAAATCCTTAATAACACCTTTAACGGATATCGCTGCTTCAGGGATATCCAGTGTTACTGGTGGTTTGATACCTAAGAAATTTATTTCTGATGGTATCGACATTGTGAGAGGCTTGACTGGTTTAGATAAACCTTCTAACTACATGGTTGGTGCACCCACTAGCCATGTATCAGTTGGTCGTCTAAACAATGCTGTTGGAGAAGTGTATTTGGATAAATTGACGCCATTCCCGGCTGAAGTTGCTGCTTTAAACTCATCCGATATTTCATCTCGTGCGGATGAAATGAGTTTTGCTTATCTCTTGACTAAATCAAGTTATCTTGGTTCTTTTTCGGTTTCGACTGCTCAAGTTCCTGGTGACGTTCTTGCTTATTTTCCTGTTAATCCTATCTGTACTGACATTGGTAAGCTTACTTATCAACCAACTTTGTTAGGCTACGTAAGTATGCCCTTTCAATTTTGGCAAGGTTCACTAAAGTTTAAATTTGAAGTAAGTGCAACTAGTTTGCAAACCACAAAATTATTTGTGGCATTCAATCCTGGAGTGTTTACACCTCAGACTTCTTTAGATATACAGACGATTTCAGCTCAATATGGTAGAACGATTGATATAGCTCAAGGAAGTAATTCTTTCGAGTTCGAAGTTCCATATATAGCTCCAACACCATTTTTGGAAGTTCCTCATTCCAATGATACTACGCAGGGTGTCACAACCCTAAACAGTGTCGGAATGTTGCATGTAGTCGTACTCAATAGATTGGTGTGCCCTAACAACGTACCCACATCTATTGTTGTAAACGTGTACATATCCGGAGGTGATAATTTCATTCTCCGAGGGTTGTCAACTGCCAACTTGTGGACACCGATTGAGCCTGCTCCAATTGGTAAAAACGAGTTCGAAGCCCAAATGATGGCTGTAGAGCCATTACAAAGCGAGGTTGTCGAGGAGAAGGTCATTTCTGACCCTATCCCGGTATCGAAGGATTCAATAGGGAATTCGAAAGAAGGAACTATAAATCCAGGCATATCGCTCAGTACACGTGACTATCTGAAGAAGTATCAACTAGTTTATAGGAACATACCTCTTCAGCTTCCATACTTCAAGCGGAAAATAGATCTTCGTGATCTAATTTCCATAGAAGACAATGTCCGCTCTACAGGATTGTTGGAGTGGTTTACCGCTCCTTATCGCTGTATTCATGGTGGTTTAAGATTCAACATAAGCTTCAACGGATCTTTTTCCAATGCTGCCTTATTCCAATCCATCTGTAGTCAATTCCGTGTGTATTATCTGCCTCCACTTTCAAACACCGGTGGTTACAACGCAATAACCTTGCAATTTCTTGAAACTTTTCAGGAAACAGCAGATCCGTTGCTAAACGTAACTCGTTTGAATGTAAGCATGATCAATACAATTGACCGCACACTCCACTT